TTAACGAACCAGCCAGACCAGCATCAGGATAATCGCGACTAACAGTAACCACAGCGCGGGACGCGTTGCCATATTTTGCAACGTGTCCATCATCGGTGGAAAAGGATTAAGCAGCGGTTGTATATCTCGCGGATCAATCCCTTTAACCCGCCGTTGATAAAGCTGATTAAGAATATCCTCGGCCTGGGCAGAAGAAAGCGATGATTGCGCAGAAAGGCCATATTTCTGCTGGATATATGCCGATAACGCCGCCAGTTCACTGGCATCTAAAGGTTGTTTTAGCGCCATCTGGAGTGATTCAAGCGTCGGCGTATTTTGCTGGCTTAGCGTCTGACGCGCCTGTAGCCAGGTCACCAGATGGTTAAACAGTTTCGCTGGAATTAACTCGCCATCTTTCACCCCGGAAAGTTCCAGCATCGATTGCCAGATCTGCTTGCTGGGTTCTCCCGTTGCCGCCGCAAGTTTGGTCACCAGCTGTTTGAGCGCATTGTGCTCCGCCGGTAATAACGGACGGTCGGTCGCCTCGCGCTGCTGAGGTTGCGGAATAACCATCTTCCCTTCCTGCAACAGGGTTAGAATGGTTTTTAATTGCTCCGGTGAGAGCTGATTCAGCGGCGTCTGACCAAAGTTATGACGGATATAATCCGTGACCGCCTGACGATTATTCCCCAGACGTAAATACTCCCCTAATTGCGCTAAAAGCTGGCGGGCAGAATGGCTTTTTTGCGCGGCCAGCAGACGTTGCGCCAGATTATGCTCAGCGGCAGGAAAGTGACGCGAAAGCAGCGGTGAATCTCCCGACAGACCAATATCGTGCCTGATACCCGCCCACAGTTCTGCTCTTTGTTGTTGCGTCAGTGAGGTCACTTTCGTCATTAAGCTTTCCAGCGAAGTACGTTGCTGACTGGATAAAGGCTGATTGCCCGCGCCAGACGGCAGGTTATCTCCCTGACCTGGTGGTTGCCCAGGAGGAGGGCCGGAAATAGGTTGTATCATTACGTATCCTTATACCTGAAATCTTCGCAAGTATGCCTGGCCGCGAGATTATGGCACACTTGTCCGGTTAACTCTCGTCTCATACAGGTAACACAAACGTGAAAATCCTTGTTGATGAAAAAAACAAAGATTTAATTTATTGATATAAAAGGATTTGTATCAGCGTATGTCCACACAGTGACCACATTTTCGAGAGGTAGAGTAAGCCCGCAACATTGCGGGCTTTGTCTTATGGTTCGATCGCCGTTTTGAGCCGTTGTGTTGCTACATCAAAATAATGATCACTGGTTTCTATACCAATAAATTTGCGTCCTGCTTTAAGTGCAGCCACACCCGTTGTCCCTGACCCCATAAAAGGATCAAGGACTGTTCCGCCGCTATTCACAGTCCTGACCAGTTCTGCCATTAGTTCTTCTGGTTTTCCGGTCGGGTGCATTTTCTTTGACGGGATAACCGGGAACGTCATGCAGCCGTCGAACGGCCCCGAAGGCGATTTATCTAAATGGCCTTTGCTGCCCCAGACGATGTATTCGCACTGATGCCGGAAATATCCGGTATGTGGTGTTCGTGACCCCCTCCCCTTGTTCCACGCAATGATGCCGCGCCATGTAAAACCACTGGCCTGAAACGCATCGGTTAAAGCTGGTAGTTGTCGCCAGTCAGTAAATACCAGGGCATAACCGCCCGGCCTGACTGCGCGGTGTGCCTGTGCCATCCATAATTGTGTCCAGTAAGCCCACGAACGGGCGTCCATGTTTTCACCCGCGAACCCATCAAAGCGGTGAAGGCTCTCGCCGTTCAGATATTTTGCATGGCTACCATGGTTGGTGCGTCCGGCCTTATGTGTCGCGCCCGAACTGTAAGGCGGATCAGTGATTAAGGCGTCAATGCTTTCTGGCTCAATCAGCGGCAATATTTCCAGCGCATTCCCACGACAGAGCGTGGCATTGTCAGTCTGATAAACCTTAGTGTGTTCCGGTGTATGTGCTGGTTGGTGCTGGATTGCGATCCCCACGGTCATAGCTCCTCATGTGTGTGGGGTGCTCAATGGCTCTCGTTATCTGGTTAAGTGTTTTGCAGCGCGGACATTTTATTTCAATGTAGTGAAATGAGGCGCGGGCAAGTAGTTTGTTGCAATTTTTGCATCGTACATTTTGCGTCATTTGCGGCACCTCTTATGTGGTTACTGCTGCCGGTATGATAACAAATTGATCGATTTTATCGATCGGTTTTATATTATCGATCTGCGTTTTCTATTTTGTTCATGGGGCTGTTTGGCCTCACTTGTGCTGTAGTTTTAATGCGGAGGCTTCAAGTGCAATATTTAAAGGGAACACCATTACATCAGTCCCGATTTGCAAGTGTCAGGATTACATGCCCTTCAGAGCTTTCCTCTTCAATAGAGGAGTATTTTCAAAATAATGGATTTGATATAGGTCGCGTGACTTGCTTCTCTGCGAATGCACCCGATATGCTTAGTGTTATGTTCGAATTGCTCTCACGGGCGAAAAAATTTGCAGGGGTTATTATGGGGTTGTTAAACAGGAATGATGTTGAAGTTGAGCTACACCTTTGTACCAGAGATGATGAGCCTAAAACTGCAAAGCTCAAATTAAGAAACCTCAAAGATGTTGATGCGTGTGAGCGCCTGATTGATAAACTGGCTACTGTGGTAATAACGTCAAAGGAAAATGAAGAATAATCGGTAAGCCAACCACCCTCTCTGGAAATAAAAAGCCCGCGATTAATCCTGCGGGCTTTTTGCATTCAGGTTTGCGAGATAGGGTGCCTTATCGACCTTACCCTGGCAACCGATTGACGGGGGATTGCTCCCCCGTCGCGGTTTCCTTACTGCTTACACTGTAAGAACGCCGCAAACTCCGCTCCCCAGAAGCTCATCCGTATTTCACACAGTGAACCGTGCAGCATCCAGATGATGAGGATTGCCGTTACGCAGAACGTAATGGCCGTAAGCGATTTTTGCGACATAGCGCTTGCTCCTTTTTCAGGGAGGCGCTAACCTATCACTTGTCTAGGGTAGATGGTTAGGGCCTCGGTTAAACAAAAATGTTTTCCGGGGCCTTTCCACATCCGGCCTTCGGGTATTCCCTCCAGCCATCAGCCGAAAGGCACCCGTGCGAATTCTAGCCTGGTTTTTTCCCTTGTTTCAATCCGTTGAGACTTGTCAGTTTTCTGATGTAAAATTCCCGACCTTAGACATTACCCAATTACGTATTTGATACACGCTTCCGCCGGCGTTCGCGCCGGTTTTTTTCGTCCTGTTACTGCGTAGATCGTCATGTGCGATCAGAGCACGGAATTGATCCTTTTTTCAGTTTGATTCTGGCTCTTGATTTTACGCAGTCCGCGCCGCGTCTGGCTTCTTTGTTTGATGGTTGTTTGATGCGATCCTTTCGTGATCGTTTTTCGTCTCGCGTAAAGCATGAAAATTCTTTTAATATCATACTGTTTTATTTCTCCTGCCATTTATGGGATCGTAAAAATCTCTCTGAAAACTGCAAAAAATTTCCCGGCGTGAAATTTCAGATCTTCGCTTTTCCCTTAGTTACTGCGCGGGCTGGCGGTCATTTTTGCACGGCAGAAAACTGAAAAACTGTTTCGACACGAAACCCGCGGGTTGGAGGGGGTAGCGCGGTTTACGTCACCTCACGCTTTACGTCACACCGTTTACGCGGTGTGTGCATACAGCGCCAGAATGGCACGCAGAACGCATTAATCAGGTGGTGGATAGGAAAACGCACGGCCGGGACCGTGCGTTGCGTGATGGGGCGTTTATGTGGCTTTTATGTCTGGTGTTCAGGCGATAATGTCGCCGTATTTTTCGCGCAGGCTCGTCGCCTGCAGGGCATCTGCTGCAAATTCGCTGCTGTTCATTGGCGTGCCAGTGTTGCTATGGGTGTGGTTTGCTGTATGTGTGGCCAGCAACTGAACCAGGTCCAGAATATCGATCAGCAACGTCAGCAGGTTAAGTCCGGACTTTTCCCGCGAGCCGCCGCGACCAATAAATACTGTCGGGGCGGTAAATTCCAGACCGCTGTCTGCCCTGCATGTTCTGCGGCCTCCCACGTTTTCGGTGAGGTCATGCTCAATAGTGGATATCGCCCCTTTGAGTTGAGTCAGCAAATTCTGCGCTACCATCTGGATATGCTCACCGGCTGCGATCGCATAATTGCCGGTAGTAAGGTGTTCTGTCTGGCCTGTCATCAGCTTACTGGTACCAAGAACACTGGTTATGTCGTTTGCCTGGACTGTTGTTGTTCTGGTTGTTGTTGTGCGTTCTTCCTGATCGCTGTTAATGGTTCGCCTGGCTGAATGCTCCCTGATTTGCTGGTCAGTTTCTCTGTACCAGCTTCCGTCAGTCGTGACGCGCTGAAACACCTCTGCGCGCTGTTGCTGCAGCTGTTCGCCGGGCTTTACATCAGGCAGGTTATGGCCCGCGGGTAAGATTTGCCTGATGACAGGTTTATCCGGTCGCCCTTCAATGTTGGATATTTCCACGATGGTGCCTGCTGGCGGGTAGGCAAAACATCCCGCCTCGCTACCAGCCATCGGGACGGGGAGTGGTACAGCCGGATAAACAGGCGTATCGCTTTTATCGTTGCCATTCTCATCAAGCAGTTGCACATCGACGGCGTAGCGTGGGCGGAAGCTGTCGGCAATATCGCCCAGGGTGACAGATTCCGTTGGCGCAATGACGCGCGCCAGCCGGGTATGCAGAGTGCCGCTGGCCAGTTCCGGGAACTGTGTTTCCATCTGTCTGCGTAATGGTGATTTGGAAACAGGGCTACCCGTGGCGGTAAGGCGTTCCCATGTCAGGGTCATTTTCTCGTTGTTGAGGGCTACACGGGTAATGCGCCCGGCCGGAAGGTTCACGCCCGGTCGCACAGTTTCCATAAACATGATGTCGATGCTGTTTCCGCCGCTTTGCCCGAGTGTGTATTGTTGCGGAATATCCGGCATGGTAATACTGGCAAACCGTGAATCCGGTGCGCTTCCCACAAATACGGAACCGTCCGGCATTGGATGCCAGACGTAATCGCTGATACTGAATGCTCGCCCCAACTGGCTGAGCAGTTGTGCTCCGCTGCCGCTGTGGGTGATGTAAGGTGTCGGTGTGCTGACGTAATCCGCATCTGGCGTGATGAAAACGATGCCGCTTTGTTTACCCAGATTATCGAGTACATCCCGTAACGTTGGATGTTGCATGGAGCAGGGGAAATCAAAATCCAGCACGGCAGCTGCTTCACGGATAAAAAGGCGGCGTGAGCCATTTTCGGCGGGTTGATCGCGCTCAATGTAGCCGGAGAAATAGCGCCATGCCTCACCATTACGGCCGAGATCAATTTGTATCATTGCGCCGGCAAGGCTTTTTTGGGGGGGCAGATTATTAACAGAAATGAAGCCGCGCCCGGCAGCATTCAGGGTAAGAACAAGGCTGATATCGGCAATTTCCGCCAGCTCACCATTAATCATACAGCGCTGGGTTAATTTCATGTTTTCCCTTCCTCTTTCACGCTCCCGATGCCAATCCAGTCCAGCCCGGAGCCAATACCATCATTGATATTTTTCCAGAACGCATCCTGGGTATTCATCCCTTTGTCTGGCGCCTGTTCGCTGCCGTTCTGCGTCTGCTGTTTTGCAATTGTTTTCTGTGAGCCACTGCGTGCCGATGCTTTTTCCGGCACGCTTAATTTTTCCCTGAGAGTAAAGGTGACCTGCCAGTGCATCTTGCCTTGCTGCTCCGTGGCATCAATGCCGCCGGAAAAAACACCCTGTCGCATATTAATCGCTTTAGCAGTAGCGTTGGCGATGCGGTATGTTTTTTTAGCCCCATTGCTTTCTGTAGCTTCTGCAAGCTGAAAAATACGGGTCAGAATGGCTTCATCGTTAAAATCAATAACACCCGACACGCGTAGCTCCTTGGCCTTGTTTCCCTGCTGGGCACTGGTGGTGCTGGTTGACTGTCCGGACATATCTTTATCCGGTAGTTGCATGGTGGCGCTGACGGTTATGTTGCGTAACAGAATGGCTTCTCCGTCAAGTGCAAGAACGATCATCTGGGTCATGTAGTGATTCTCTTAGTGATGAAAGATCATTACCGACAAACAGCATCACAGCTGTAAAAACCCATTCCGGATGTGGAATATTTTTTTTTATCAGTGCTGCAACCTGATTTAGTGTGCCCGTATAAAAAAAACGCCACACCGGACACGCGTTTTTCTGAATTGCGGCCTGCTGGTCGGTGATTTCCTGTAGTGCCTTATCTCTCGCGATTCTGAACTGATTCAGAGACGAGGATAATGTTTCCGGAGATACAGCGGTCGGGATCGCAGCCCGCGCAATAGTCGCTGCCCGCGTCATGCTGCGGGTGGTTTGTGTGGACAGCGTGACTTCTGCAGGAAGTGTGGTTGCCGGTTTTGCAGGGAGCTGCATTTTACTCACGGCCAGCGAAAGCTGACTGGAGATCATGCGGGACATTCTTCCCACTTCCGCCAATGGAAGTGCACCCGAAAACTGTCTGGCCAGTGATAAAAACTCGCCAGCAGACGGAGCGCAAAATAACAGCGCCACAACGTCTTTTTCAGTGTTTTCTGTCAGATAAGGTAAAAGCGCGGATACAGCATTATCCGGGCTGAGGTAACGCCCTGATGGTGTAATGTTTCCCGTATTTTCTGACCATGGGTGGAGGCAAACCACTGAACAGGTGATGGCTATCGGAGCCGGACGCAGAATGGCGTGCTCCCATACAGAATATTTCATCTCATTTTCCTGTACGTTCAAATGTTATCCCATTCCGTTCTGACGCAACGTTGTCCCTGCTAGTGTTTTTATAACCACAACACAGGGGAGCGGCCCATCATCTGCGCCGGCAATATCTTTCAGTGTTGACATATCCAGTGCATAGTAAGGTTTATCAGGCATCACCACCTGTATTCCGATAGTGATTGTTCGCGTATTTGCAGAGACAGAGCCGACAAAATACTGCGCAGGAATGTACTGTCGGTTCTGGTTCTGATAGAGATAACGCGGCTCAATCATCGCTGAAACAGCGATTCCGATACCGCCAACTGAGGATTGCCCGATGGGGTTTGATACATCCAGCTTCAGGGTATAAACACGCGAACCATCGGGCAGGCTTTTAAATGAATCCAGATTGGAGTTCATGGTGCTTACGAGCATTTTGGGGATGATCGGGTGAGCGCCATCAACAAATAAAGCGCCAGATTGTGTTTTCAGTAAATTTTTGGGATCACCCGAAACAGAAGGGGCAGATAAAGAATCGCTCATTTCTTTAAGTAGCTTGCGGACAAATTTCGCATTTGCTATTTCGGTATCTGCGGCATCCTCGGGAGGAGTTGGCGTAGTTGGTTCCCCGGTGAGTGAGGGGCTGTGCAATGGTGCTTTTTTGTTTAATTCAGGAAAAAGATCCAATTGCCAGCTTTCCGGAGGTACAGTGATGTGTGCCGCCTGGGCCAGTCCACTATAAATAACAGCAAAATTGCGGATAAGTGTTTCGCCGGTCAGTTTGTGGCGAACCGGGGTTTTAATTACGCCGCAGAGTGTGTTGCTGGGTTGATGGACCAGGCAAATCCAGTCGTAAGTGAATGTCTCGTTATCAGCAACAACGGCACTACAGACAATGCTGTTTGGATCCAGTTTTCCATAGCGCAGATTATTTACCGTGTGTGTGATTTTTTCAGGGGGGACAACTTCATCATCTCTGGATGGTTCCCTTTCCATCAGTGCAAAAACAATGGAGTCAGGTCGCGCCGGTAAATTACTGGCGGCGCATTCAGCAACCCATTTCTCAAATGCTTTCGTCAACAGCGCGCTCATTATTTTTTATTCTCGTTAATATCCTGCGGTAATTCCGGCCATGCAATTGTGGCATACGATGATTTATCGGTAATCTGGCTGAAATCCATCGCCTGCAGCGATTTCGCGTAAATGCGCCAGGCTGTCAGTTTTTCTTTTTCTTCATCGCTGATGATCCCCAGAAGTAAATCTGTCTTCTTATCGGATATTTCCCGTTCGGCAATCACTGTCAGGCGCGCACGCTCCGACTCTGCCTGCTGCCGGTAGTCAACAGGGACCGGCAGTACTTCACCGTCTTTATAATACCAGCGCGCTTCTATACAAAATCCTTCCGGTAGTTCATCCACTTCCACAATGGTAAAACCAACGGGATAAAGGCGGGATACATCTTCCGCCATGGAATAAATAACGCCGGTTTCAGGATGTGTGCACAGCTTGTATTTCTTCGTGAATTTATCCAGTGATTCATAAAAATCCTGCCCGTCTTCACTACGGAAATACTGAATGCCTTCACCATAAGGCATGTCTTCAGGGTAGTAACGCGTAACGTTTACGAGTTCCATTATTTCTCCTTAATTAACCTGATACGGATCGCCATGCACCATTAATATAAATCTGAGCCTGCTTGTAATACACGCCACCGATATTATCTGCAGAGTTACTGCCAGTGTCCTGAACATTAATGCCTGATAAAACACAACCAGAAGGTGCCCGAAACGTCCAGCTGCGCTCATTCCCACCAGGGTTATAAAACACCTCACTGGTGTACTGAAAATTCTGCACGCCACCTGTCTTTGTCTGGTAGCGGGCATCAAAATTTCTGTAGTCTGATGGAACCATCTGACCGTTTACAGCAAACGTTATGCTGTTATCCGTATTTCTCTGGCTGTAAAAATGCCAGCCGGAATCATCACCAAGCTCTGCAACCACAGGACGGGACGAATTGCCCCATAAATTAAACGTTGCGTTTTTCGTTGAGTTGTTGGCGCTGGATAACGTGAATTTTTTAGCATTTCCGGCCTGAATATTTTTTAACGCTATCGCCACACCATTCTGGAAACGAAATACATGCTGTCCATTCGCATAAACATCCAGAATGCCGTCGCCGTTTTGTTTTATACCTGTATCGCTATCCCCGAGAGCAATTGAGTTACCGCCCAGTGCGTTCTGAACACCGATACCCAGCGCACCATTCACCTGAGAGCCACCGCCAACAGACACTTTATGCGACATGGATATTTCACCCGTCCGCAGATTAATGGTGAACGGACGCAGGGGGCCAATATCGCCATTCTCGCCCTGACCTTCACTGGTAGGGATAAGGTGCAGGCACTCTTCCGAACGGCGAAAAATCAGACCAAAGGCTTTGTTGAAAATTCGCAGCGCATTAACACCACGGATTTTCAGCTCGCCGGTCATGGTATCACCGGCACGCTCAACAGCGCCTTTTGCCTTATCCATTACGGCTTTTACTGCCTTTGATGTGGCGGCGCGGTCCTCTGCGTCGCTGTCGGTGTCGTTGCTGTACTGCGCAAAGCCTTTCTCGTTCAGCGTGGCATCCGGGTGTCTGCGGGATTTTTCGTGCTCTGCCAGTGCATTGCTTTGTTCCTCGTCGGGTGTCTCCGGGCGCAGGTCCTGTGGGCCGTCTGCTGTCATTTTTGCAAGTGGCGCGACAAAGTGTCGGAAGCCGTTACCGTCTGTATAGGACGCATGTTCCCTGCGGGCGCAGAACGTAAAAACGGTATTCCATTCGCCGGTAACAAATCCCTGCCAGCTTGCATCAATCCAGAGAGTATCCCCGACCGCAGCCGGCAGGCTGTAAGGTTCGCGCAGACTGACGCGCAGCCCCCCCACATAACCCACGCCGGCGGCAACAGTGGCGGTACCGTCCTGATAACTGACCTGAAAACCGCCCCCCAGAAAAGCGGCTTCTCCGTAGTGATCAAATGCCAACAGGCGACGTGATTCATCCATTCCCGCGAGTCGGGCAGTAAAATCAATCTGCCAGACATCAGCACTGACATCGATATGCATTGCCGCAGCCGCACCGTCAAACTCCATGGCAAAGGTGCGAATAAGGTTATTTCCCTGCACGCCGTTTGCTGTTTTAATTTTTTGCTGGCGCGGTGTGTGTGCAATCATGCAGAGCACGCCGCTTTCTTCGTTCATGAGGCCAATCCAGTTATATTCGAAGTCACCGATAGTGGTGTCCAGAATAATGGAAAATGCGGCAGCATTCGGGGACAGTAGTCCATACTGAGTGACCGGCGCGCGGTACTGAATCATGGATTCATCGGGCAAAGCCTCGTCACGGGGAATTTCGGCAGACTCATCCTGTCCCGGGATATACGCAAAAACAAACATGTCCGGGCGTGCGGGTTTATCGCTGATAATCTGATCTGCGCACCAGTTTTCATATTGTTCAGTAATGATTGTGCTCATGCGTTACCTGCCTGTAATGTGTAATGCTCCACGGATAATCCGTAATGCCCTGCCTGTAATGATGCGTTTAATCTGATTGTGCCTGGACGTATCGTCGCTTTTGCCACGTAATACCGGTAATCACCGCTAAATGTGCCGGCTGTCAGGTGAGCGGTGGTTGTATTAATCACCTGAAAGAAATAACGTCTACATGTACGGCCATACTGGCGCACGAGCTGCATCATCAGGGCATTGCTTTCGCTTAACTGGGTGTCATTGATACGCAGTAAGATAACGTCCCAGTCATGCTGCAGCTGTCGTTCCAGAGTTTTTACCTCTCCCACGCCAAGACGCTTAAAGATGCGTTCGAAGCCTGCGCGTTCGCCCGAGTCCTGAGCGTTGATAAACGCGTGTTTTACCCTTAGGCGAAATAATGAAACTGGCTCCCCACTGAAGCGGGTGATGTTGCGCTGATAGGCCAGCAGATTAAGCAGGGGCTCTGCGCAGGTATCAACATCAATTTGCTGTAGTGGCCATGTCAGCCAACTGTAGACCTTCTCCCAGTAACGACGTGAAGAATGTGCCAGTGTTAATGGCTCTCCTTTGTTCATCCAGGTTGGGAGAGGGAATTCGGGCATCTCCGGAATATTCATGATCCCACCTCCACGATAAGGGATTCCAGGCGAGGTACAGCCAGGTCGCTGAGAATATCCGGAAGGGAAAACGTGACCGATTCCACCTGTGGAAATACCTGGTGGATCTCTTCGCCCAGTCGGGACATGCTGAAACGGCTGTACGGCCATGTTTTCTGAACGTCATAATCGCTGTTTTCGCGAAACGCACAGCGGACCAGATTCTCTACGTTGCGTAATAAAGCCTGTATCTCTTCAGCGTTGAGGTTCAGTGTTGCATACAGCCAGAGTGTCACGGTCAGGGCATGGCGCGTTTCAGGCATGGAAAAACAGCGCAAATCATCGCCGTGTCCGTGATGACCTTCATCGTTAATAAATGCGTTTACTGCATCAACGAACGGTCCGGATGCGATGCCGGTATCCAGCAGAATGTAAGCGTTTGCTGTGCCGGGGCCGCGTGGTGCGTCATGCAAAAAATAGATGCGGTCGGCACTGATGCCGGCAACACCGGCAATTAATCCCCGGTAAACAGCGTCGGTGTGATAAGCACCGGCAAGATTAAACTGATTGCGAACGCGATCACGCAGTTCGTCGTCGCTTTCTTCGTTGGCCCCCGGCGTGGTCAGCCAGTTTTCGTCGTTCTCAACGCCGGCGATACCATTAATCGCCACCGGAAGAATGCGGTAATACCCCGGCGCGAGGTTAAACCCGGCTCCGGCCTGTTCAGCAGAAACATCGATGTTCATGCTGAGTATTCCTGCCGGAATAATGGTATCCCTGACAACGGTCAGCGTATAAATCACGCCGTTAATGCGTTCTGTCTGAATCTGCGTACCAGCCGGTACGGTGACCGCGTGATCAATGTCGTCTTTTGTGAAACGAATCACGCCAGCTGCGTGCGTGGCAGCCTTGCGCTGCAGGTTTACCGCCCATGCAAAAACATCCACAAATACACCGCTGGCACTTGCCAGAAACAGGTTTTTCATTACCACATTAACCAGCGCATCTTTCAGCCACATCACGGGCTTTGTGGTGATGGCTGTAATCAACCGCCAGAACGGCGACATGCGGGATGTGTTAGTGATAAGCCCTTCGTCTTTAACGATGGCCTCAAATTCAGCACGCGCCTGTTCTTCGGTTACCGGCATGCCGTTATCAGCCAGAATGCGCTCGTAATCTGCGGTTGGTTTGCCGTTAATCATCAAGAGATACCGTAAAAGTCAGGGGATCAAAAAAATCTTCGGTGTGGGCGCTAATCAGCAGGCGGCCAGAAAGCGGGGTTTCCTCTGTCACACTGACCGTGCCGGGTGTGATGCGCTCATCATCTTCAATCAGCAGTGTCATCTGCATCATAATGTCGGCGCGAAGCGTCGGGCTTTTTTCAGCCAGCAGGCGCGTTGCCAGTCCGCTTTCAATGATGGCATGCTGGCAGTCCTGGGCAATGCTTTCCCTGTTGTTGCACAGCACCGGTTCGGCGGCGCTGTTCAGCGTGAAATTGCGACCGGTGATAAGCAAATCAATGTAAAGCGGTTTATCAGTATGCATGCAGCTCCATCCATTCATTAAGGTGGGCCGGGGATGCATCCTGCACATTGACATTGACCACGCGACGGGAGTTATCAATTGTGGTCTGGCTGTCGCTGTTATTTTGCATTTTTGCCGCAATGCCACCTGGCCCGGCGCTAATGACTTTTCCACCGGTTAATACAGAACCCTCACTGTTATCTGTAATTTCTGGTACATCAATATTTATACCCGGGAGCATATTCAGCTTGTCAGCGATCCATCTGAATGCTGAGCTGAACATACCGATAATTGTGCGCCATAGTCCTGAAAATAATTTATTAATCAGACGGACATAATCCTGAAATATTTCCAGCGGTGAGCGGGTGGAAAAATAATTAATAACGGCATCCCAGCCGCTTTTAATGCCTTTCCAGGTATTGCCGAACCATACAGCTATATTTTTTATGACACTGGTTACCCACTGAAAAGCGGCTGTATCCATCAGTGCCGCTTTGATCTCATCCCAGCGGGTAATCAGAAAATAAATGCCCACGCCCAGCGCAGCCAGTGCCAGGATGATTAACGTTATCGGGCTGAAAAGTAGCTGAGTGGCAACGGCTGCGCCACCGGTAACAGCGGTGTAAATATTCATGGCCACAGCTGCAGCGCCCAGTGCGGCAGAATAAAGCCACATACCGATGCGTTGCAGTTTCAGCAGTGCAATCTGAATTTTGGCCCTGACATTGTGCGCCCCCATGGCGATACTCATCGCCAGATATAATGCCCTGACCATGCGGGCAGTAGCACAGAACGCCAGCATAACCACTTTCAGGGCACGATACAGAAAGATGATTAATTTCAGTGGTGCGATTGCGGCCATCCAGACCATGCGTAATCCCACCCAGATAAATTTCGCCACCCCCATTACGATATTGACCGTTGCGCCAACCGCCGCAACACCAATAAGTGCCGCGCTTAATAAGCCGATTGCACGTGTGATGTTTGGATACAGACGCAACCAGGCAACAAAGGATTTACCGCCTTCGTTGCTTTTCTGGATGAATGGATACAGAACGGGTAACAGTTGTGTGCCAATTTCAATGCGAATGCCGTTAATAATCGCAGCGGCCTGTTCCCACGGATCGGCCATGGCTTGTGCCATTTCGACAGCCTTATCCATACCTTTGATATTGCCCAGCGTGGCGATGTTCTTTTCCAGTCCGCCAATGTCTGCATTGAGCAATTTAATCATGGCCACAGCCTCATCGGAGCCAAAGGCGCTTTTCAGCAAATCAGAGTCAGCCACTTTTGACAGATCACCAAATTTGCCCCTGATAAGTTTCATGATCTCGACAACACTTTTCATCGTGCCGTCTTTATTCACGAAATTAAGCCCCAGCTTTTTCTGTGCTTTACCAACGGATGCCAGGAAGGATTTATATTTTGTACCAGCCTCGCTGCCACTCATGGTTGCCTGCAGTTGCCCCAGTACGGCGAACTGCTCGGCCGCATCAATACCGGCTGCTTTTGCACTGGCACCCAGTGTGGTGAATGCCGCTGACATGTTATCGCCGGTTGTTTTAAACATTTGCACGGCAGTGGCGGTTTGTCCGGCGATCTGCTCCACCCATTTACTTTTTCCTATGGCATCAGCCTGGTCTTTAAAGATGCCGTACATGGTGCCCATGTAGGCGGTAATGGTCTGGCTGCTGGATTTGGTTGCTGCTGCCACTGTTGCTGATGCAGTGGTGAAGCGTGACAGCTCATCGTCAGTTAATCCGGCAATGGCTGACTGGATGTCGTAAGAAGCACGCACAAAATCCTGCGCAGCTCCGCCGTATTCCATAGTGAAATCAACAGCGGCGCGGCTGAGTTTACGCAATCCGGACTCTGCGACGCCCAGTGATTTCACCTCACCGAGCGCTCTGTCCATTTCAATGGCTGGCATCAGTGCACCCTGAATGGCTGCACCCACTCCCCAGAGTGCAGCGCCTCCGGTAGCAATGTCCCGAAAAGCCCCCCGACTTGTTGCAGCAAATCCCTGAACCTGTCGCCCGGCTGCGCGCAACGGCCTTGTCAGGCGGTCTGTCAGTTCAAGAAGTAATTCAAGGCGCTGTTGTGACATTACGTTCCCTTAAAGGCGCGGATAATGCCGTTATTGACGGCGATACCCATATTTTCCCAGTAGTGGTTATCCAGCCAGACGGCAGCAGCCAGTGACTGTGGTGAATCATCTTCACCGGGCAGCCAGTGGCGGCGCAGGATCAGCATCCTGGTAAGGTCATTGCGATCAATGGCTCCCAGATGGCTTTTTATTTTTTTACGGTGATTTCCACTTCCGGCACGAACTCGTTATTCACGGCAGTTGCCAGACTGGCCGGCATTCCCGGTTTTTCCAGCAACTGGTTCAGCAGATCGCGGTGCTCTTTAATCACGATGCGGCGCAGGTAGTTTTTCAGTGGTGCAATTTTATTGTCCGGCATGAAGTCGTTCTGCAGGTCGTTGTAGTCTTTCACCGTCGGAATAAACGTCAGTTCATGCTCGCCGACCTGTAAAGTGATGGCGTTCTCTGCGGTGATTTGGGTGTTTTTATCGTTCATCATCATGTCCTGTTAATGTCAAGAATAAGAGGGCTTAATAAGCCTGCAGGAAGGCTTATTAAGCGTAAAATCAGCGCACACCGTCGTGCTCAAGGCTGAAATGATTGCCATCCGGGCGTTTTTTAAAACGACCGCCCCATGCGCCGCCGAGGGATTCCCAGTACTCGCCCAGTTCGCGGTAAGCCTCTGTGCGGGTCTGGTATTCACCGTTAATAAACAGATTAAAATCCACCGCCAGTCGCTGGCAGTGCAGACTGTTGGTGATGCCTGATCCCTTTTGTGCGTTGAGTTTTGCCTGCTCTGGCGTGCGGTACGCCTCACCGAACGTCAGGCCATAACCGCGCTGATGGGCAAACTGGATGAGCTTTCCGATCATGACGGTAAATTGTTGTTGCTTATCGGAGAGTTTCATTTTTGCTCCTTATGGGGTTGTTGAGGTTTACGCAACCAGCGCCACAACGCCCGGATAATTTTCCAGACAATGACAGCGGCTTTCTGATCCCTGCGGGACTGCATTGCGGTTACTCCTCTTTGTTCTCTTTTTCGTCCAGCTTCCGGCGCATGTGGCGCAGGAAGATCTCCACAATCTGGTAACCGGCAACGCCCATTGCGGTACCTGCGCCGGCAATGGCCAGTGGGTCAAGGTTCGGGTAACGAACCAGCAGGGCGGCGGCAGAAACCCCCAGCGCGCTCCCCAGCAGGGTTCGGCCCACAAACAGCCGCAATGTAATCGGCTCTGCGCCAGCCAGCACCCGACTTGCGGCAGCGATTCCGCCCAGAATGCTCAGGGTGATGATGGTGCGTTCATGCTCCTGCATGGTTTACCCCATCAGCCCGCGCACGTCGTTCTCCGAGAGAACGGGCACGCCGTTGATACGCACAAAGTCAGGGCTTGCCACCACGTACTTGATTTTGTGCGTGGTCAGATCCGCGCTCTCGGTGTCAATGCTTAACAGATTCGAAAGCATCAGCTCACACCCGAAGACTTCAACGCGGATTTCTTCGGTGCCTGTGTTGGCGTAGAACACAAAATCCATTGATGGCAGGTCACGCCACGATCCCGCCTGAGCGGCCGCTTCCCCGAGCTGGTTAAAACTGCGGGTGCTCATTTCGATTTCACCTTCGGCACTGACGGGACCGCGCAGTTTGCCGTCAGGGATGCCACGGGTTTTGGCCACGGCGCTTTCGTCGCTGATATCCAGCGAAATGTTTTTTACGCGGATATCCGTTCCGCCAACATAAACATCAAAGGCCATGCCGTTAATGCGGGTTGTCATGCGTTCTCCTCCAGAGATTTGTCCAGCTGAATGCCCACTTTGATGGTTTTGGGGCAGGCGTAAGGGCGGACAACAATGCTGATGCTGACTGTCTTTTCGTCCTGCCAGGTGATGGTTACATCGCTTTTTTGTGGCGATTTCACTTCACCCGGAAAGGTGACACCGTTAATCTGCGTGGATTTCGCCATGGTACGCAGCGGGCGGGCAAACAGCGTTTCATGTGCGGCAATGCTGCCTGGTGTGCTGTTCAGTGAGCGATCGGCAATTTTGGGGATGGCCATCAGCCGTACGCGGCGCGCCACCTTATCAGCAATGCGGACATGCTCAATGACGTTGTAGTCCCCGCCTTCAACCTCAAGTGTCACGCCGTCGGCCCAGTAAAGGCCGTCATAGTCGGCATACCACATGGGCACGCTGTAGCGGGCGGCTGCCAGTGCCTGCAGGGTAGCGAGATCAATTGCCTGCCCTGCGCTGTCTTTCGGGCGTTCTGTGGTTTTCAGTGCGGACAGGGCCCCGGTTGCCACACGTGCCGGACTGTCAGCAATGGTGACGGCGCTGTTACACAGACGACCGGCAAGAACGCCCGGTTCAAATCCAAAAATCTCCGGAACCAGCATGACCTGCGGAGCTGCAATGCCTTTCTGTAGCGTGGTCAGTTCGGCAACGTATTCCGCCCAGGTTTTACTGTTGTCGTTGGCGGCGATGGTCAGGATGAACCAGATGCGGCGCTGATATTTATTGATGATGGTCTGACGTAATGCCTGTATGGCGTTGATGTCATCCTTCGTGCTGACTGGTTCGGTGATCACCGCGCCTTCAACTGAAACAGTTTCCTGAGCCGCCAGTACGGTGTTCCGCCATGCCTGGCAGGCTGGCGTCGCTTCTTTGCCCCTGCCTGCTTCCGGCAGAACGGCAACATAGAAAAAGGCATTCTGTCCGGCATTGGTCAGTGCGGACTGAAGGAAATTCTTCAGCGGGCTGGCGTTCGCTCCCAGCAATTCATCCAGATCACTGTTGGCATTGACCGGCAGAACCTTACCTTTGTTGTTTTGTGCATTGCCCACAAACAGCAGCGTATTTTCCACGCCGTCCGGCGAGCTACTGAATGTGTTGTACTGTTCAATCGTGACAGATGGCCAGGTCATAATTTGTCTCCTGATTTTGTTATCTCGTGCCGCCGTAATGCAGGCTGCGCAACTGCGCTTCCAGAATGCGGGCAAATTCAGCATCGCTGGCGCCCAGAAATGCGCGGGAGGGGATTTTTATTTCCCATACACGCTTTTTCTGCTCGCCTTTCAGAATGCTGATCACCAGCCCGGCCTGCGCCATACTCATGTTTTCCATAATCCATTTCAGGGAGGGCTTTCTGCGCCCCCTGCGTCCGGTTTTTTTGCTGACTGCGCCGACGGGGGCCCGAAAGCCCAGAGAAAGAAGCCGCTCCGCCTGCCGTCGTGTGGCGGGGCGGGTGCGCATGGCTTCGTTGTCCCGGCGTTTTGTGGCGCGGCCTTTGATGGTTGCACCGTGCTGTTGCACCCATGCTACTGCCCCACCATGAGATCCGGTGTTGTAGTCCCCCTTTTTGAAGAAAAGGCGGACACTTTTCCCGTCGCTGTCAACCCTGATGGCCAGCAGTTTTGGCAGTCCCAGCAGCATTTTGTTTTTATACTTGCCGCGGGCTTTATCCGGTCTTTTTCGTGGTGCCCAGGCTGCCCCCTCCGGTGTTCGCTGTGCTTTCACATTGCGCCGTGCAGCCGGCATCAGGCCGTATTTCGCAATACGAACCAACAGCTTTCTGGCCTTTGCTGGCGGAAGCTCTGCCTCTCTGATGGCGCGACGAACCTGCCGGAGCTGTGATTCATTAATCACGGGGCGCGTCATGGCATCACCTGACAGTGAAGCTGATGCGCCTGAGCCACCCATATTTCAGGTTTTTCCAGCTGGTAACGTTTCCCGCCTCTGGGGATGGGACCGTTTTCGTCCTCAATCAGGGTGATGGGATCAACCAGCGGCAGACTGATTTCCAGCCATGCCACTTCATTTTCATCATCCACTTCGACGTCAACGGCTGGCGCATCCGGTGCCAGGCGCTGGCGCAGGTCGCCGCCGTTGTCTGCCAGCCAGGCTTCAACCAGAGAAAACACCAAATCCGGATCGAGCTGACGATAGGGCCATGCGTCCCAGCACAGAATGGCTGTGTATTTTCGAACCTGTGTGCATAACTGCCCGTGCCCCAGCGACTTCGTAAACGGAACGAGCGTGATATCATCCATGTCACTGGTGAACGGAATGCGTGCGCGTGCCGGCAGATTGTTTTCAATGAATGCCGTCAGGCTGGCGAGTTGCGTCATACCATTTCCTTAATCAATCAGTGCAATGGAGGCGCGCGGTCGGCCCAGCAGCGCCCGCACCGCCATGGCTGCTTCAGCCAGCAACGTCCGGCGGCTCTCGCTGGCTTCTGTTGATGACTGCGCCTCGCGCCGCCCCACGCTGGCAGATTCCGGCAAAAGATCGGCCTTTGCGCGTGCATACACAGCCTTGGTGTACAGTGCTGTAATGTGGTTCTGCATTCGTTGAGGTTGTGCATCCGTGTTGCGCGGCTCTGGTTGCAACACGGTGTAACCCGGAATATCAGTGGCCCGGATGTAGCCCTGTTCCTGCCAGTATTCACGGCGTGCAGCCAGTTCAGTGTTAATCTCTGTCACCGCGCAAAGCAGCGCCGTCAGCACCGTTTCGTGTGACGTGACGGCGGGGATGCTGCGGCTCTTTTCAAAATCACCGGCATCAATATCCGGCCAGAATCCATCGTTCTGAATAATGGCCTGCTGATAGTGAATGCTTTTCCCGTCAAACATGCTCACTCCGTGGAAAGGCGGACTGACCGGTTTCCGCAGTGTGCTGATGGCTTTTGCCGGCACACCTCCACCGCGCCCGCCCGGTTGTTGGGAGTCGTTTACGTGCCCTGCAACGCGCGCAGTCTTGCGGCAATGCGCTGGCGCAGAGTCTTCACCTGAATTTTGGGATGCAGCCAGGCAGCCCGCTCCAGACACTGGTCGGCCTGTTGCAGTATCCCCGGATCATTAATTGCACTGGCCAGCGGTTTACCGTCATCGCCGCGCAGCAGCTGGACGCCTGCAAAGCGCCAGTAGCGGGCAGCAAGACGTTCATTCACACGCCATTTGTCGCGGATTTTTTCAAACACCTGCTGAAAATATGGCGCGATACTGTTCCCGCGTTCAGCTTCGGTTTCGGCCCATTCAAGAATGAAATGGGCTACAAACGTTGGCAGCTCGCTTTTGAAGTTCTCCGGCGTCTTCTGTCCCTGCTCAATGGCAATGTCAGTCCACCGCAGCGCCAGCTCAAACTGCCCGGTATCGAACAGCCAGATGATGCAGTACACCAGAATAGGATTCTGATAGACGCGCTCACCCTCCAGATAACCCTGTGCGTGTGGCAGCCAGCGGGGCAGCAGCGTGTTCCGCTTGAATTCCAGCTTGTCAGACAGCAGCTCCATGTTGTGCAGTTGTCTGATGTCGTTATTCAGTGCCAGCAGCTTAATGTGCTGGCTCTCTGTACTGACGGCGCTCCCGTCCGTTCTGGTCATGAGTGCTGCACGGCGCTCATCCATCTGTCGGGCACGTTGTCGCTGCATTGGCGTTGGCATACCGTGCGCTCCGTTTATCAGGCGATGGTTACCGCAGACTCATCCACGGCAGCATATAAATTCGGATCGCCCAGGGCGTAGCCCTCATAACGCCAGTATGAGTTTTCGAACTGTTTGCGATCGCCCACATCTTCTGCCTTACGACGGCGGGACCCCTTCAGCGTCAGGATCTGCAGGTTTGGCAGCATGGTCACCACCATACGCTTACCCGGCATAAACGGCGGAATGATGGCCTTGCGGCCTGCGATGTTCTTCGTCAGCAACTGTGCGGCTACTTTTTCGGTGGGCTTGTCCTCTTTGTTGTAGAGGCGCAGTTCTTCAGCAGCCACAAGGTCTGCGCCAACCAGCACGGTAAGGCGAGGATCGTTGTGATATTGCGCCGGGATGTAAGTGCGGATCAGGTCTGAGGCCATGGCATCAAGGCCGACATAATCACCGCCTTCGCCCAGGGTAACGGCGTCCGTCAGAATACGGGAGGTATTGCCGGGCCGTTCTCCCCATTTTTTGGCGATTTCATGCCAGCCGATGTTGACGTCTTCACCGTTCGGGTTACTTTCAGGATCGGAGTTTTCTGCGGCTGTTTTACCGTTAAAGCCAATGCGCAGCATATCCAGCGCAAAGTTGGTGACGGCGGCGGAGTTCATCAGATTGAAAAATTCCTGCGGGCTGCCGGCATTCGCCCAGATGGCGAGTTGTTCCCAGGTGATCACACAGCAGGAATCAGTTTCAACGAGTTTGAATTCGTTGCCTTTGATGCCAGAACCTTTGGCGAAACGACCACTTTTCACGCGACCGGTGCGCAGCGTGGATTCGCCCACGGTGACGACCTGCCCCTGCGGGTGCGGAACATCCATGCAGGTGGTGAAATTCAGAAATTCCGTGCTTTCCAGCAGGGCTTTACGCAGGGCAATGCTGCGCGGTTCGGTCAGGGAAAAAGTGCGATCGCCTGAGACAGCGCAGTCACTGAATGTTTTTTGCAGTTCGCTGAGGTACTGGTTAACCAGCTTTTGTGCTTCTGGTGTCATGTTCATTGCGTTCTCTCCGGTTACACCAGGTTAAAAGTTTCGCCACCGGCCGGATTGTTACCCGGCAGCTTCGTGGCATCCTTGCTGAGTTCAGCAAATGCGGTTTCCATACTGGTGACTTTCTCCGCGATAGCGTTCACCGTGGAGAACAGCTTTTCGCCCTGCTCGGTGGTCAGCGTGAAGGTTTTCTCGTCCTTGTTGTTCGGTTCTGCGTTGTCCTGCCCCTGATCGCCGGCGCTGCCTTCCGGCTTGTTATCACCGGTATCTTTCGGGGCATCCTTCGTGCTGAACTGCGCGACGTTTTCTTCCAGCTTGTCCAGGCGTTCGCTGGTTTTATTAATAGCGCCCATTAACTGGCTGAACTGTTCTTCGTTCATGGCTTGGTAGATTCCCTGTTGGTGGTTGTCAGATGAGAAGAAGCGGGAGAAGAAGTTGCGCTTTGCCTGCTCATCATCAGGCTGCAGCGTAAAATTCAGCGCCTCTGCGCTGCCCATATGGATGGTTTCCCCCATGGAAAACTGCAGACGTGTGGTGTTAATGCTGGCCGGGGTATCCGTCACGGCGATACCGGACACAAAGAATTTGCCCGTGCCCAGATAGTTTTCCCGCACCTCAATGGAGGTAAAAAGTTTCTGCCCGGCCTTATTGGCTTCAATCAGGAAGCGATTTGGGATCAGGCGTGCTTTAAGCTGCACCTTGTCACCAAATTTTTCGACTTTCAGGGCATCAACAAGGCCGTAGTTATTGGTGAAGGCACGCCATCCGGAATCGGCGTGATATGGCCAGAGCATGGCGGCTCGCTCGTCCGGGTTGTAAACCTCGGCGGCATCTGTCAGCCACTTCGGATCAATTTCCCGACCGTCGATGGTGGGGCCTGATGTGGCAACCACAACCCAGTCTGTTTTCTGCTTCGTCATCTGAATTAATCCGCTGATAAAAATTAAACTGGCGTTATTTAACGGAGAAATAAAAATGTCGTCATCTGATTAATTTCCGGTACTTTCGGATATGCGCATATATCCGAAAAATACCGAAAAGCGATATTCGTTTTTAAAAAAGCCTTTGCTGAAAATGCATAAATTAAAATTGCATCAGCAGGTGAGGTTTATTTATGGCGTATTCTGATGAGGTGATTGCTGCTGCAAAATCGCTCTATCTGAAAAGACACACACCAAAAGAAATACAAAAGAAGCTCGGACTAAACAGCCCGCGAATTGTTTATTATTGGGCGACAAAGTTTGAGTGGTACACGCAGCTTAATACTGAAGGCGTGGAGGATGTTATCGCCCGTCGTCTCGCTGTACTGGCGGAGCGTGATCATAAAACGCCGGAAGAACACGATGAACTCGATCGCCTGATTGGCCATCACGTCAAACTGATGTCGGTCAGGAACAAGCACGCGGAACGAATGGCCGAGATTGAACGAATGGGAGCGGATATTCCCCAGTCTGGTCGTTATGGAAAAGAAGAACGCGGAGAAAAAGGTGCAGGTAAGAAAGAGCGCCCCCGCAAAGCTAATGACGTTTCCGGACTGACTGCTGAAAGTTTTGAGCCGTTTACGAAAAAATTGTTTGCTTATCAGTTGCATCTGCGTGAAAACAAATTCCGCCGTGTACGCAACCTGCTTAAATCTCGTCAGATTGGGGCGACATATTACTTCGCGTTTGAGGCATTTGAAGATGCGGTATTAACCGGCGACACACAGATATTTTTATCGGCATCAAAACGCCAGGCCGAAGTGTTCCGCACCTATATCGTTAAGATTGCACAGACGGAATTTGGCATTCCCATTAAAGGCAACCCGGTTAAGTTAAGTAATCTTGCTGAACTGTATTTTCTGGCGACCAACAGCAATACGGCGCAGTCAAACAGCGGCCACCTGTACATTGACGAATATCTGTGGATCCCCGCTTTTCGTCGCCTCAATGAAGTGGCGTCCGGTATGGCCACCCACTCGCACTGGCGCATTACCTACTTCTCCACGCCGTCATCCAAAACACACCAGGGCTACCCGTTCTGGTCTGGCGATGAATGGCGCAAAGGCGACCCGAAACGAAAAGGGGTTGAGTTCCCGTCCTTTGATGAACTGCGCGATGGCGGGCGCGAATGCCCGGATGGTCAGTGGCGCTATGTGGTGACAATGGAAGATGCCATTGCCGGCGGCTTTAACCTTGCCAACATTGACGAGCTGCGCGAGCGATATAACGAAACAGCATTCAATATGTTGTATATGTGCGTGTTTGTGGATGACAAAGAGAGCGTCTTTAAATTCGATGACCTCGTGCGCTGTGGCGTTGATGTCAGTACGTGGGAGGATTTTCACCCGGAAGATGCCATGCCATTTGGAAACCGTGAAGTGTGGGGTGGCTTTGACCCTGCGCGCTCCGGCGATAACGCCACGTTTGTGGTGCTGGCACCGCCGCTGGTTGCGGCAGAACGATTCCGCGTGCTGGAAAAACACCACTGGCGCAGCATGTCATTCCAGTTTATGGCAGAGCGTATCCGCAGCATTAAGGCGCGCTATAACATGACGTTTATCGGCATTGATGTTACCGGGCTTGGCTATGGTGTCTTTGAGCTGGTTCAGGGATTTGCCCGCCGTGAAACAGTGGCCATTCATTACAGCGTTGAATCCAAAAACCGCCTGGTGATGAAGATGCTGGATCTGATTTACGCCAACCGTATTGAGTGGGATGAGGGAGCCACGGATATTCCGGCATCATTTCTGGCCATTCGTCAGGAATCCACCAACAGTGGCAATAAAGTTACTTTTACCGCTGAACGTAGCGAAGAAACCGGGCACGCTGACATCTTCTTTGCCATAGCTCATGCCGCAAGTAATGAACCCCTGAACTATAAGCACAAGCGCAAATCAACATGGATCCTGTCAGATGAGTAAAAAGAAAAAATCCCCCGTGCTACACGATGGCGTGGCAAAAAAAACAGCCAGCAAAATGACGTTTATTGAATTTGGTGACCCTGAACCGGTTGCTGCATGGGGCTGTTATTACGGCTCGCTCTGGGATGGCTATAACGGCTGGTACACGCCGCCCATTGAGCGCATGGATCTTGCCATGTTGTCCAATATCGCGCCGTATCACGGCGCGGTATTGCGTGCGCGCGTCAATATGATCATGCAGGGTTTTCGGGGTGGTGGTGGTATGACACACGCCGCCATGGCGGCAGCAGTGACCAATCTGCTGATATTCGGGGATATGGGGTTGCTTAAAGTACGTAATGGCTTTGGTCGGGTGGTGCGCCTGCATACGTTGCCTTCTCTGTACCTGCGGCGCAACAACGAGGGGGGCACGGTGATTGTGCAGGCGGCACTGGAAGATCTCGTGTATCCGTCAGGTGAAGTGGTGTTTGTGGCCATTTATGACCCGCAACAGCAGGTTTACGGTGTCCCGGATTATATTCACGGGATGGAATCTGCCATGCTGAATGTGGATGCCACCCGCTTTCGCCGCAAGTATTACAAGAACGGCGCACATCTTGGTTATATCCTGTATTCCACTGACCCGGACATGGATCCCGAGCTCGAGGCGGAATTCCGTAAAAAGATAGAGGCCTCAAAAGGGGCGGGCAATTTTAAATCCATGTTTATCAATATACCTGGCGGAGACAAAGAAGGCGTTAAGGTGATCCCTATCGGGGATTCAGGTACAAAAGATGAGTTCCTGAATATAAAAACCATCAGTGCTCAGGATCAGCTCGTGGCGCACCGTTTTCCACCCGGACTTGCAGGCATCATTCCCGCAAATACGGCCGGGCTTGGCGACCCACTTAAATCCCGCGAGGCATATTACAGGGATGAGGTTATTCCGATGCGCCGTCTGATTATGGAGGGGATCAACAGTGACCCGGATATCAGGCGACTGGGGGAGGTGAAATTTATTCTTGATTTTGATGAACCCATGGAGTGATGTGCGGTATGGGGAAAGAGCGGGTAAAATCGGCGGCAGTAAAACGCTGTTCCGGGAGGTGGAAAATGCGCAGACAGAAAGCGCGATGTCATTGCTGCGGTGCACATGCAGTGATTGAGAAAACAGCCTGGAAAACCGATCAGTTTGCTGATGTGTATTACCGTTGCACCCGTCTCGAGTGCGGACATACCTGGGTGATGAATCTGACCTACTCGCACACACTGGTGCCCAGCGGGCTGGATCACGGTGTGTTAAAGCTGTTGATTGAACGGATGCGCCCGGAAGAAAAACAGATGGCGCTGGAGTTGTTGCAGGCTGGATAGCTGACGCGCTTCGCTTGTCCAACCCGGAACGGGCGCACAAAGAATTTGCGCACCCGTTCCGGGTTTTCTTATTCAATGGCAGACAACTGATAATTTGTGTCTTCTTGCAGGCTGGTTAAAGAAATATTATCCAGTGCAGCCAGAATAACGTGCTGTGTATATAATCCGGAACATTTCATTGCCCGGACAATATCACCAACACTGTAATTTTCTTTTGTTGGGATATATCCACCACCCGGGCCGCGTGTGGCTTTTACCAAGCTACTTTCCCGTAAATATCTGAATATTTGCTCCAGATATGACAGTGAAACGGTTTCTTTGCTTAATTGCCGGAGTGAGATTGGCTTTCCGGTGTACTGTTTCACAAATTTAATCATTACCATAACTGCAACTGATGCACGCTGGCTTCCGGAATTATCTTTCATCATGATTACTTCCATTAATGGCATAAATTGATGGAGCGGGTCAGTGAATAAAGAGGCAATACATTCCATCCCTTAGAGCGCCAGCTGTCTGCAACATCTTTACTTCTTGTTATCGCCGGTATTCCAATAGGATTATTTGCGTGCATCCATGCCACTGGCTCTGCTTCCAGTGATGCAAGTGCGATTTCCAGTGCGATTAACATATTGTGATCGTCTTCATCAAGACCGAACGGGATGTCTTCGCGCCACGATTTAAACTCTGTGATTTTACGTTGTAACCATTCTTTGGTAATGGTGGGCATAGTTACTCCTGTTTTCACTTCGGGAAAAACGCCTGAATATTCTTTTTCACCTGCTGCATATGGGGGGCGCTGTCTGCTGCTGGTTGCGCCGGTTTTTCAGGCTGTGCTGGTAGCGATGGCATCCGTATTTCGTCTTCTGACCATTCTGCCAGCGAATACGCCAACGCGGGGGTGCGTTTTATAAGAGCCAGTCCGGCCAGAAAAGCCGCGCGTTGCGCGCGGCTGCGTTCGGAGGCTGGCAGGCTGTCGAGGTAATTGCACGCCTCCTGTTCACTCTTGACGGCCGCAGGCTTCAGATAGAAACTTATCCGTCTGGTTGGTGTCGTCATTGGTTTACTCCTTGTCCATTGCGTACAGCCCATTAACCAGAGCAAACTGTGGCACCCCGTCCGCGATGAAAGTCGCATTAACTCCGCAGGCTTCGCGGATAGCGGGTGCTACAATCTCCGCCCCTCCACCGACAACCATCACCCGCCCGTAACCCGAAAAAACCGCCAGCGCGCGGATCACGCGTTGTTTCAGTGTTTCTTCCTTTTCACGAATAACCGCCATCAGGCTGGCGTAATGCGTGTCATTGTGGATGTGCTGGCGCAGCCAGGCTTCATCATGGCGATGTTCGATAATGGTATTGGCGATGTGGTGACTGGTACGCATACCGTTAGCGGCCATCACCGAGAGTACTGCATCGGCCATCAGGGAAACGCCTACGTGTGGATCGCAAAACACCTGGCTGATACCTGCCAGTTGCCCCTGAACCTTTGCCACATCCAGCGTGGTTCCGCCCAAATCCACAATCAGCAGGGATTCAAACGGACTCATGTCAGCCAGTGCCTTAAAGCCAGCCGGAATGGATTCAGGCATAACCCGTACGTTACGGATAGTGAATGCTTCGCCGTTCTGGTACTCCACCGGGCGCATAACGTTCGCTTTTTTGCGGTTGATGTTGGCCATGTCCGGCTGTGCGTTTGTGTCGAAATACTCGCTCAGTGGCAGGGTGACAACCACATCCACCTCCTGTGGCGTGATGCCTGATTTGACCAGCGCGTGATGAATGGCAATGACATTCACATCGCTGTACTGGTATTGCGTGTCGGTCGTCTGGACAAAGCGATCGCTGACCGGATCAAAACCATAGCGCACGCCATCAAGCATGTAGTTCGCGGGCTGCGTGCCACCGAACGGCGCAGACCATTCCGACTTGAAGCTGTTCGGGCTGATGGCGTTGCGGCGTTCGCCGTTCTTAGTCCATGCCAGCTTGATGTTGGTGGAGCCGTCGTCGATACAAATTTTCATGTCGCTTTTCCTTATGTTGATTAATTAATCGTTTACGGGATTCTGAAATCCCGTTTTTGCCTGTTTTATGCGCGCTTCATATATCGCGGCGCGTTTTTTGCTCATTTACGGGATTTGTGAATCCCGTTTCTGTCTGTTTTTTGTTTCCACTGGTCAGGCCACCCCGCAGCAGGTCTGCTTTGCGGCGAGCGCGTTCAGTGGTTTCACTGATTCTCTGTGCGTGCTCTGCGTCACGGATGGCGCGCAGCATGTCAGAAAGCACGGTAACGGGTGTTTTCATAGGGTTCTGGTCCTGCTGAAGTGTGGATGCCAGGCGTGCGGCGGCTTCGGGGTCTGATGCCCCCAGCTGTGCCAGATAGCTGGCGACCGGGTTATGACGGATCTCCGTGCTGCTTACGCCGTGATTACGGCTCAGGCGCTGCCAGAGCTGCGCGATTCGGCTGTCCGGGCGGGTATCCGGTTTGCGCACAATTTCAAATCCCTGCGGTGCAATGATGCTGCCGTCAACGTACAGACTGCCGCCCCGTAACAGGTGCAGTATCTGCTGTTCACCGATATGCAGGCCGAGAGATTCAGCAGACTCCCGCCATTCTTTAGCGAGTAACTCGTGGTTATCAGGCAAAGGCCGCTGTTGTTTGCGGCTCTGTGTCCAGCTCTGCATTTCATCACTGCTGTTTTTTGCCTGTTTGTCACGAAGCGAACGCATCAGCGCCCGGCGTTCGTGCCGTTTCAGTGAGCGCATCCATTCGTTCACTTCAACGCCGTCAGGGAGCTGCGGCCACGGTGCTGGCCGTTCTTCCGGCTGTTCTGTCCCGTTGTTGTCCGTTTCCTGTACACGGGGACAGTTATTGCCACGAGTCCAAGGGGCGGCAGGGCCGCCCTGAAGGTCAAAACCATTTTCGCGGGCGCTGTCTTCCGCTTCCGGTTTACGTCTTACCAGCTTCCAGTTATCCGGATGTGTGCACACACGGGAAGACTCCCCGATGAGTGGTGACCAGATCCCGTAAATCTGTACGCTCTGTTCGCCGTAATCGTTCAGCTCATCTGCGAGGTCGTAGGCGGTGCGAATCAGGTAGTCTTTGCGTGGAACAAGTACGCCGCCCTGTTTTTCAATGTAGGAGGCAAAACACCCGGCATCAGCGGCAGCGAGCACTGCATCCATTGCGTCATCCTTCAGTCGTTGCGGGCCTTCCGGGTTGCGTGCCATCTGGCTGGCAAGGCGGCGCAGTTCACGCCACACCTGACGGGAGGGGATGCCAAAGAACTGGAACTGGCGGACCCGGTGAAGGCGCGCCCAGCCGATGGCGCGCTCCACACTCTCGGCCATTGATTTTCCGGTTTCGTGGTCAACGCGTGGCTTGCCCGTTTTCGGGTCGATGCCATCCACGGCGCGGCTGTCCAGGTTCTTTCCGATGTAGGTCGCGATATAGCTGGTTGGTGTGCCTTTTGAGCCGTCGACATACTCCGCCTTAAAGCGCGGAGTAATATCATTGCCCAGCTCGTGGCGGTCTTCCTGAATGGCAATATCGCGGGTGATGGCCACGATGCTGTCGATTTCTTCCGGATGTGCAAAGACCATCATATGCCAGTGCACGGTGCCGTCATGATGAGGCTCCACCGTGCGGATGCCATACCAGCGCAGGCCGTCGCGGTTCAGTTTTTTGCGGACCGCCGCAAAAAACGTGTTAACCAGGTAATCGCTGGAGTCGCGCATTGTGGCCCCGTTCCATTTGGGATTCGGATGACCGTTCTCCGTTGTGGCGTGGTATTTTGACGGGCAGGTGACAGTAAGAAACACCGCTTTGTCGCCACGGGCTTCGGCCAGAAGTTCCAGCCCCTTCATGGTGGCCATCATTTCTGCCTTACGGTGAACCGGGTTACTTACTCCCGCGTAATACACCGTCTCGAGATCAATCGTGAACCCGTCTTCATTTTCCAGTATGAAACTTTTCAGGAAATCGCGTGTTTTCTCGCGCTGTGCGCGAAACTCGCTTAACGCGTCCTGGCTCAGATAGGGTGATGTTTTTCTGGAAACCAGACAGGCGGCGCGGAGTTGTTCTTCTCTCCACTCGCAACGTAACAGCCACAGTTTGCGTTTCCACCATTCCGCACAGGTCAGGCGAAGGATTGCGCCCGGCAGCAGCTCCGTGTCCGGTTCGTTCCTCCGGTCTTTATCTGTTGTCAGTGCGTCATAATGTGGAGGCATGATGTGCAGGTGTAACGCCATGCGGGCCAGCATCTGATACGCCTTCAGCGTTACATCCATGGTCAGTTCGCCATCGGTCGCGCCAAAGCCATCGCAGAGTTTTTCGAAGGTGCTGCTGAACATCGCCGCCGTCATGGTGGCCAGCGTCTGTATCTGGTGTTTGTTGAGCTGCGGCAGGTAAAGCAAATCGTCCAGGCGTTCGCGTCCGGCAAGGGAGCGATAACCCGGTGTCAGCCAGCGTCCGTCAGTGCGATCCAGACGTTCGAATATTTTGCGCAGGGTTCCGCGTGCATAGCGTTCCGCCTGCCAGCTCTTTTTGCCTTTCCGGCGATCAGCTTCCTGTTTTTTGCGCAGGAAGGAGAGGTGGCGAATAAGCGGATCGCGCAGATAGGACGGCAGCAGGCGCAGCGAGACCATGGCTTCACCCACCGCGCCGCGTGCCTGTTTTCTGGCGTCTCCTGCCAGTGTGATGGTTTTGTCCTGTTTTTCCTGTGCGTCCAGGCTTTTATTAATCAGGTTGCCCAGCGGCGTGGCGGAGAACGCCGCATCAGCCATTTCCTGGCGGCGCTCGTTCTCTACCCGGTAGGCACCCAGCCAGGAGGAAAGCGCGGATTCAGGAGCGGGGATCCCCGTTCCTTCACGCCCCACTGCGTGGCGCGGTTGTTGCCAGTCCCTGATGTACTCTGCCGTCATAGTGATTTACTTCGTCATGCCATTCAGGGTGTCGCGGCAGACTGTAGCCAGCCGCTGAATTTCCAGCACGGTGTCTTCTGTGTCGGCATGGCGATGTGTGATGCGGATGCTGTCGGCAATCACATCGACGATTGCGGAGGATGGGCGCTGGTAAATGCCAATAACGTACGGGGTGCCACCTTCAATGCGGTAAAGCCTGTAATTTCCCTCGTGGCTGTCAATCATGTAGCGACCATCAATAACAATCTTTCCGTCAGCGAGCTGCGGTACAGGCAGGGATTTCAGGTGCATGTCATAACGTTCACGCACGCGAACGGCAAGATCACGCTCTGTGTTGAGCAGGTATTCAAGAAAGTCGTTGGCGAGAATCATTGCGGCAATCCTCTTGTTACAGATGTGCGAAGGCCTCCCGCCGCAAGGTGCAGGAAAGGCCCGGAACAGGAATTAATGGAGTTTGTTTTGCTGCTGGATGAGCTGCTGAAGCTCGTACAAATCATCCGCCAGATAGCTAAAAACAGAGGCGGAATAAGTGTTTGATAGCGCATGACTGCGCTCATGCAGCATATTGATGTGCATGATTTGCGCGACGCGTGATGCGCGGAAAAGTCTACGGTTGATTTCAGTCTGGATGTGACGACGCTCCGCGATAGCGCGGTGCTGTTTGCGGTTTGCCATGGTGTGGCCTCTCTGTTAGTCAGTTTTGAAAACTCACCATCCAGAGGTTCCAAGCTCAGGGTGGTGAGACGCACAGGGTTGGAACTACCGGCTAACAGAGGACCCGGCCCAGCTGATGCTGGCCCTGTACGCCCCACCATAATTCGTGTGCGAAAAAGACGTGGCGATACGGTACGCACAAAAAAACCGCTGGCGCGGTTGTGCGCTCTGTTAGTCTGCGGGGTTCCAATCCCGGCACCCGTTTTATGAGATGCAGCGGAAATGTAACCTGACTGATTGCGGCATGGCAAGCGGTTTTTTTGTGTGTGCATGATGATTACTCAGTTTGGTAATAGCTCGTACAGCACGGCGTCGGCGGCGGTGCGGCGACCGTAAAGAAAACGTGCTGTGCGAGTGGTGACTTTTATTTGCAGTGTGTGACTAATGTGTTTTGCTATCATGGCGAACGTCATGTGCTGCTCATCATGTAGTTCAGTCACCAGTTCCACCAGGTGATCGCTGTATCTGGTCAGGTGGTGGAGTCCTCCGCATTTTCGCAGGCTGTAACCACGTTTTTTCAGGTGCACTTGTACGGTGCGAATGGTGCATCCCACCTCGGCGGCCAGTTCCCGTGCCGTTCTGGTGCGGCGGTTTTCGATGAGAAAGGTGATCTCCTTTGCACTCAGAGTCTTTTTCTTGCGACCAATCAATCCACGATCACGTAAAAAACTAAGTCGGTGCATAACTGCGTCATGGGTTCGTTGAATTTGTTCGGTTATCTGGCGTGTGTTGCACTCCGGATAAAGCGAGATAAGCATTTCATCTTCCTGTTGTGTCCATGGCTTTACATGTGCCGGAGCCACGCCAGGTGTACCTATTGGTTTGAGTTTGAAGTTATGCATATTTTTTACCTCGTTAGCGGTGGTGCTTTACACGGCGTATAAACCGCGGTGGTGGCACCACACTTCAAACATTCGTTTCACAATTTCGCGGCAGTAGTAGCCATCGGTATCTCTTGTCAGGTCGTAGTGGTTGCCGTAACGCTGATGCATCCATCGTTCAAAGGCTTTGTGCATGCTCTGGTCCCTTACTGGTTAAGGAAAAAATCAAAAACCTTGTCGATGCGTTGCAGCAGCTCTCGCTGCATTGCTTCCGGTGTTTCCGGTTCGCCAGGTGAACCCAGTGGTGCACAGAAATCAGCGATTTCATGATGGAGCGTCAGGCGAATGGCTGGAACCATGGTTCTGGCGTGCTCCAGCTCATCCAGCAGTGCCAGCACAGCAGACGACGAGAGCATTGCGCGAAACGCCAGTAATTTTTGATGCGTTGCCATTCGTTGCAGGTCTGTCGCCAGTTCGCGTAGTTCCTGGTGGTTGATGGTGCTCATGCTCTGGCTTCCTTCAGTAGCTGGTTAAACATGTGAGTAAGTGGGTTGCCACACCCGAACGGCATCGGGTTTACCTGGTAAGAGAACCGACCGCCTGTTTTGCGTTCTTCTCTGATGACTAAGCCGTCGCGCCAGAGTCGGCGTAACTCCGCATTAATGGCTGTGGTTGGGGTATTCAGCGCGGCGGCGATTTCTCCACCGCTACAACCCGGATTGGCGGCGATGTAGTCCAGAATGGTCATCTGCGTGACTCCTGTACCTGTCGGATAAGGTTCACCTGCACCACGTTGGTGGCGCAGAAGTAAGTGTCGTCAGTGAGATAAATGTGATGCGCGTCAGGTTGCGAACGGTGACGGTCGAGCGTTTTAATCAGCCGTTCGTCAACTTCGTATTCACGCCCTCTGGATGTGAAACGAATGACGGAAAAACGCTTAATTGCCATTGCGCCCCCTTTTGTCCAGTAACCCTATGCGTTAAATACGGTGCGCTGTGCGTCATCAATGAATGCGACTTGAGAGCGCTCTATCAGGCGGAGATTTGTCAGAATTTCTGATTCCCTTATGGGGTGAGGAGTGATCAGGTATTTATCCTGTAATCCGGCGATAATGGTGTATTGCTGTGGCTCCGAGCCAATTGTGTAAATAAGGCGTCCGGTGTTAGACAAATCCAGTCCGGTGACTGGTTGTGTTCTGAGAACCGTTAGTTCAGCATCCTGTTTTTCGATAATTTCGGCTGCTTCGGCGGTTACTCTTGCTATCATCATGGCTGTGGTGGCAGGCCCAATCATTCCTGCATTTGTTGCATCCTGAATGGCTCTGTTTGCGGTCTTCGATATATTTTTTAGCGCAGTTACAATGCCTTTTTCTTTTGCGTTCATTTTTGTATCTCCATTATTTACGTGTGTGAATGCCTCCGCTAATTCGGATGGTTTTCACGTTTTCTTATTTAATCTGGTGTTTTATTTGTGCTGTTATTCGTCAGAGTAAAAATTCTCAATCTTTTTCACTGAATGAATAATTCGCATAATCCCGATTGCGCAGGCCACCGAAATAATCAGAACAAGCCATGACATAAATATGCTCATGCGATATTCCCCAGTTTATACGGTTCAATGCGTTCTCCGCATTCTGCAGCGCAGACGAGTTCGGAAAGTTCGTTAATTGCATCCAAATCGTCAGCGTAAAAAGCCACGTCATAAAGGCTTCTGATTGCCCTTGCTAATGAATCATGGGCTGCGTGTTCGGCGTGAAGCCCTGATGTGTTTAAGCGAAAATGAAAACGCTCAAGTGCTTTATTGACGAGAGCTTTATATTCTTTGTCCATCGCACACCCTTTAATCTGTCTTCTGGATTTCTGCTTCTGAATCCATACAAATAATTTCGATATAGGGGTTATCGCCATTAACCTGACGTGCCTTTTCAGCTTCGCTAATGATTTCTCGTACGGTCTGGTACGGAAGTTCCACAAGCAGTCGAGTGCCGTTCAGATAAACGTAAGTGGCTTCAGCGGTTCCGTTTCTCCCCGCCGGAGCCACTCCATCAATAGCGGATGCGCGTAATAACAGTTCACCGCGAAAATCAATAAAGCGGATAAATACACCTTGTGCATAGTCTTTGGTCATAAAGCACCTGTTATAAGTCAGCCTGTTTAATAAAACCTTGCCCGCGAAGCAGACGATCAACCGTGCGTAGTGCTTCGTACAATGTGAAATCCTGTCCGAACTGATTGTCGCCGCTGCTTAGTGCAAAAATGCGGTTTCCGGTAAACGGATTGCGCGGGCATTTGTGGACCACGATTCCGGCTTTCTCAATCAGCCAGGTGTGCTCGCCGGTTTGTTTTACAGCGTGTCCGTCTGGTGTTGCGTGCGTTTCGCTCAGGCTGTAGCGAGAGCTGCTGCGTGATGCACTGGTAGCGAAACGGTTAGCGTGGCGTTCTGCGCCGTTGCGGAAGCGTGAATTACGTTGTTGTCTCATAAAAATCCTCGTCAAAGACCCAGCCAGAGCAACCATGCGTCGCGGCGCTCTTTCGGCTGATCAAAAAACGCTTTGCGCATACCTGCGTTAAATGCTGGCAGATATACCCAGTTTTCTGATGCTCGCGTCTTTGCTGAACCTGGTTTTACAAAGTCAATCGTTGGTAGCTTTGCAGCGTCAATCATGGTTCTGACGGTTGATTCTTTGCGGCCAATCATCTTGGCGAATAGCTGATATGGCACCGCTTCAAGTGGATATGGTGCTACCTGAATGAACCCCTCAAGCTCTGATTCGCTCATTGTGGTAATCTCCTTAATTCGCTCGAATTGCTCAAAATGGCTTATATGGGCTTATTTTGGCTATTCGATGTGTTTTAACATTTCTCAACTTAGAAAGGAGTATATTTCTCACATGAGAAACATGTCAATGGATTATTCAAAAAAGCTTCAGAGGATGAGGGAGGCTGAGGGGCTGAACAGGCGTCAGTTCTCTGATATTACAGGGATTCCACTGAACACTATTCAGAAATACGAAACGGGGCATCAGCCTGCTAGAGCAGAGCTGGTTGAGAGAGTGATTCGTATTCCTGTGTTTCATAAATACACTTTGTGGTTAATGACCGGACAAACTGGCGAAGCTGCGGGACAAATTGCCCCGCCTCTCTCTCATGATGGCTCCTGCAATTTGGAGGGCGATCAGGATTCAACCGAAACAAACCAAAAATTACTCCGCTGAGGCCAGAAAACTGGTTGGATCTGTTATTTGTCTGGTCCGACTGTTGCTGGGAAGAAGCTGGAGAAATTGTAAAGCGGTTCATTGGAGGGCTTCGCTATGTCGATTAAGAAGCTCGAAGATGGTCGTTATTTGCTGGACATCAGGCCGAACGGACGCAAGGGAAAGCGCGTGCGTAAGGTATTTGACAAAAAATCGGTAGCGGTGGCCACTGAACGCTACATCATGGCGAACGCTGAAAAGCGGGAATATATACAGGGCTACCGTGATCGTCGAACGCTAAATGATTTGCTTGAGTTGTGGTGGATGTATCACGGCCAGCACAGACGTAAGGCGGAAGAAGACCGAAAACAACTGCGCAACATAATCAATGAGCTTGGCGCTGATATGCAGGCTGTGGATCTTGATAAGCTGAAAATTATCGCGTGGCGTTCTCAAAAGATAGCTGATGGATTGAAACCGTCATCTGCTAACAGGTACATGAATCGGTTATCCGGAATGTTTACCGTGCTGAAAAAAATAGGTCTTTGGGATGCAGAACATCCGGTAAGGGGAATTTCTATTCTTTATGTATCTCCACGAGAAATGGCGTTCCTGTCACAGAAGGAAGTTGCGTTATTGCTCGATACATTGGAGGGCGATTACTGGCGTGTTGCTCTTTTGTGTTTAAGCACTGGGGCACGCTGGAGTGAAGCCTGTAAGCTCCGTGGTGAACAGATAGTTCATAACCGAGTGACGTTTCTTGAAACCAAAAATGGCCGGAAGAGAACGGTGCCAATTTCGCAGGCGGTTTGTGAGGCGATCAGAACCAGAGAAACAGGCAGCTTGTTTGAGGTGAAGTACCGGGAATTCTGCCTGGCGCTGAAAAGAGTTAAGCCCGATTTGCCAAAAGGTCAGGCTGCACATGTGCTGCGGCATACGTTCGCCAGCCATTTTGTGATGAACGGAGGAAACATTATTGCGCTTCAGAAGATTCTTGGCCACGCAACCATTCAGCAAACAATGGCGTATGCACATTTTGCACCGGATTACCTGCAGGATGCGGTGGCCCTTAATCCGCTGAAAGGTGGCGTAAGTGTCCACGCAGTGTCCACGGGGGATTAA